GCGCCTAGATACGCGTTTGAAAATATTACCACCCCGCACTCTTTCGAGAGGAGCAGTGTTGTAGATATATGATAACCGTACCGAAGCACAGTTAATCGTCTTGGAATAAGTTTTCATCTTTAAAATAGGTGATACTATTTCCTAAGGACATAATAGAAACATAACTGGAAGGGAATCATATTCCCACCTACTACGGACTATCCAAGAGCCGGCATGCCTAATCAGTCTAAAGCCTTAACATTGTTCAATACACGTTGATTTTAGTGATATTGAGTTAAGGCCGTTTAACCGCTGCATGATCACCCCTTGACTTCTGCGTTCGCATACTAGAATTATTCGTTCTAATAGCCCTACGTAGCGTTTATGTGATCTAGTTGGGCTTTAATCCCTCAACTGGTTACTCGGCAAAGATTGAGTCCAGTACGCCAGTCTATTATGGAGCCGTTAGTTCCAATTTAGTTTCTTCTAACTTTCCGCCAAGAACGCCACCGAGAGAGCCACTCTCCTCCTCTGACAAAATCAGTAGGACGAGGGGCATCTCTTCGGATAGTAAGATCAGGTGCTAAACCAAGACCCTCTATCTCTTTCTCCAGACTTTCAACTCTGGTTACTAAAACGGCTAACCGATCTAATGAAAGATCAGCTTCTATCAAAGAAGTTAAGGCTGTTTCAAGGCCTCGTAGCTCACTATGTAGGTCAAAGAAAGAATCTCGATAGCAAAATTCTATCATACCCATCAAGGATCTAATTTGATCCTGTGATAAGGTTCCCGGGTCTCTTACTAACCAGATAGCATCTGGGTTAGCTCGCACCGCCCGAGGCCATAATGATCCTGAATACTTAGGATCCCCAACAAACAAGAATTTAGGCAATTGCCACGATTCATATTTGCTGGTTCCATAATGAGCTCTAGTTCTATCTACCTCAACTAATTTAGTTAAGGCTTTCGCTCGAGGTAATAAATCAATTACTCTCTGACGAATAGACGCGGCAAGATCTTTAAGCCAGATATAATCTGGATACTTATAGTCTTCGCCACCAGAGGCCATCCAATTAAGGATGTCTCCTTCGAACCCAGGTCCCCCAGGTCCGTAGTAACTAACTACGTAACCCTGAAGGCGACGAGGTAATACTGACCATGATTGGTTAATCCTAGATATGGATCGGTATCCGAATCCCAAGAGAGCTAAACCTTGAGATAAGGATAGTTGGTACTTACGTACCAATTCCAACCACGCTGGCAATGAACCAGCAGCTGAGAGGACCTCCAACAAAGCTAAGGGACCTACAGAGAAACCTCCGTAGTAAACCCGTTTAGCGAATTCAAGGACCCCTCGACCTGATAAATCTTTTACAGATTTAGAGAGCTGGATTCCAACTCCTAATCCGTTCATGATTTTCAGATAGGTATCGGCTACTCGCCGGTCAGCTATCACTATGTCATCTCCTAAGAGAGCATAGTCCTCAAACCAGTCATCACCTGTTACTCGCCCGGACAGTGCTGCTGCCATCTGCACTATAGCATGATGGGTCATAGCAAGCATTGCCCAAGAGGTTAAAGCACCCATAGGTTGCCCAACTGCGTAACGTACAAAACGATCACCTTCATTATCGGGCGATAAAGCCCTAGTTGGTAATACGTAGTCACGACCTACCATCAAACTCATCCAAAGATTAGCCCCATGTGCGGTTATCAACCGACTAAGGAGAGCACCTTGGATAAGAAGTGGTAATCGATCTGTAGCAGAGCTAAGGTCTAACGACCAAAAGCATCTGTGCCCTTTAGACTGTAAAAGTTTAATCGGAGCAAGTTGATCGAATGTTCCATCTTGGGGAATTGACCTCAAGATCGTGAACAGGTAATCATGCAATGGCTTCATTGCCCATTGCGTGAAACAGTCTACCATAGCAAACACACGGATTTTACCCGCAGGTTCATCTTTTAAACCTAATTTACCAATATCAGTAGGCACATTACATGCCTCCTCCGTTAATAACGAAGGCGCTACTTTACTAAATTCCTCCAACCAATTGAGGAATCGTGTATTTCGGGTCATCAGTAACCAGTCTCGAAAGAAAGGATACAGATCTGATCTGGACCAGGCTATAGCTGTAC